AATGGCAAACGTAAAAATTACCGATCTCACAGAACTTGCGGCAGCCGATCTCGCCACAAATGATGTGTTACCGATCGTTGACATCAATAATGACGCTACCAAAAAAGTTACAATCGCATCACTGACTGGTTTGTCGGATGCGAATGACTTTATTACCTATACTCAACTAAATGCTAATATCAATGTTGTATCTGGTAATGTAGACGCTGTTGAAGCAAATCTTGTATCTATTTTAGATACAGGTGGACATACAGTTACTTTTTCTGGAAATGTAATCCCGTCAGCTGACGGGGTATACGATTTAGGCTCTGCTTCTAAAAAATGGAAAGATCTTCACTTAACAGGATCGTCAATTAAACTTGGTGGGATTACAATATCTTCTTTAGGCAATGAAGGTATTACAATTACAGGCACTTCTGGAGAACAAGCTAATGTTGTTACTCCTCAACTTGGTGGAGTTTCTAATGTATCTGCTAATTTAGCATCTCTTGCTGCAGGTATCGCTGCTGTTTCTGTAGACACTGCCTCTGGTACGGAAACTCGTTTAAATGCTAACCTTGATATAGTTCAAGATAACGTAGCTGCAGAAGCTACGGCTATCCAGGCTAGACTTACTACTAACGTTGCTATTACCACTGCCGTAGAAGCTAGACGAGTCGCTAATATTGCTGGCGCTGTTTCTACAATTACTACCGGAGACCTTACAGCATCAAGAGCCTTAGCATCTGATAGTTCAGGTAAAGTTGCTGTTTCTGCTGTTACCTCTACTGAATTAGGTCATCTTGACGGCGTTTCTTCAGCCATACAAACTCAAATTAACGATATTAATACAAGAGCTACTGCTAATGCTGCTTCTTCAGGCGCGGCTGATGCCGTAGAAGCAAGACGTGTAGCTAATATAGCTGGAGCTGTATCTACAATTACTACTGGCGATCTTACAGCTTCAAGAGCTGTGGTGTCTGATGGGTCTGGTAAGGTAGCTGTTTCGGCTGTAACAGCTACTGAAGTAGGCTATCTAGATGGTGTGTCTAGTGCGATTCAAACCCAGTTAGACGCAAAAGGTACTACCACAGAAGATACAGCTTTACAAGCTAGAATTACTGCTAACGCTACTATTACTACTGCTGTAGAAGCAAGACGAGTTGCCAACATTGCAGGTGCTGTATCTACAATTACTACAGGTGATCTAACAGCTTCTCGTGCTTTAGCATCAGACGGCTCTGGAAAAGTTGCTGTATCAGCTGTTACTGCTACAGAACTTGGATACTTAGATGGCGTTTCTAGCGCTATTCAAACTCAATTAAACTCTAAACAAGCTACTATTACAGGTGCTGCAACTACTATAGACGATGCCGATCTTACAGCTTCAAGAGCTGTTGTTTCAGACGGTAGTGGTAAGGTAGCAGTTTCTGCAGTTACAGCCACAGAGATTGGCTACTTAGATGGAGTGTCTAGTGCGATTCAAACCCAGCTTGATGCTAAAGCAGCTTTAGCAGGTGCTACTTTCACTGGTCAAGTAAACATGAGCGATGATTTAGTTGTCACAGGTAATCTAACAGTCAATGGTGACACTACTACTGTGTCTACAACTAACCTTGATGTTGAAGACCGTATGATTATGCTAGCTGATGGGGTATCAGGTTCTCCAAGTGCTGATGTAGGTTTGCTTTTTAACCGTGGTAATCAGGGTAATGCTGCTATTTTCTATGATGAATCAGCTAAGACATTTAAACTCAGTGATACTAAAGATCCTAAATCTAACACATCATTATCTCCTGTTACTGCTTCTAATCTAAGTGTAGGCATAGTAGACGCAGCTACTCTTAAATATGATGGATTGTCTGTACATACTTCTATTGCAGACAATGCTTCCGTCGCGGCAGCGGCATCTGCAGCAGTCGAAGCACGTCGAGTAGCTAACATAGCAGGTGCTGTTTCTACTATTACAACAGGTAATTTAACAGCTTCTCGCGCATTAGCTTCTGATGGTAGTGGTAAAGTTGCTGTATCAGCAGTTACTGCTACAGAACTTGGATACTTAGATGGTGTTTCAAGCGCTATTCAAACCCAGATAAACTCTAAACAAGCTACTATAACAGGAGCTGCTACCACAATTGACGATACTAACCTCACAGCGTCTCGGGCTGTAGTATCAGACGGATCAGGTAAAGTTGCTGTATCAGCTGTTACTTCTACAGAAATTGGATATCTTGATGGCGTTTCTAGCGCTATTCAAACTCAATTAGACGCAAAAGGCACTACTACAGAAGATACAGCTTTACAAGCTAGAATTACTGCTAACGCTACTATTACTACCGCTGTAGAAGCTAGAAGAGTAGCTAACATTGCGGGCGCAGTATCTACTATTACTACTGGCGATCTTACTGCCTCTCGTGCTTTGGCGTCAGATGGATCAGGCAAAGTTGCAGTTTCTGCAGTTACAGCAACAGAGCTAGGTTACTTAGATGGCGTCTCTAGTGCGATTCAAACTCAGATTGACTCTAAACAAGCTACTATTACTGGTGCTGCCACCACAATTGATGATGCTGATTTGACAGCTTCTCGTGCTATAGTATCTGATGGTAGCGGCAAAGTCGCAGTATCAGCAGTTACGGCAACAGAGATAGGTTATCTTGATGGTGTTAGTTCTGCTATCCAAACCCAGATTGCTGCTTTAGAAACTAGAAGAACAAATAATATAGCTGGTGCGGTATCTACTGTTACTACCAGTGACTTGACAGCTGATCGAGTTATGATTACTAATGGTTCTGGTAAAATAGCGGCATCTAGCGGAGTTACCTCAACAGAACTAGGATATCTTGATGGTCTTACTTTAGGAACTGTAGCTGCTTCAAAAGCTGTAACAGCAGATTCTAATGGGGACGTTAATTTTATTCGTGAAGTAGATATTGATGGTAATGTGGTAATTGGTACTAACGCTTCTAATACTGTTACTATAGTAGGAGTCCTAGACTGTGGAGCATTCTCATAATTAATTTGACCACTGGTTAAAAGTATGATAGAAAGGTAGACATGAGTACAAAAGTTTCACCATTTAGCGGCGGGTTAGGCATTGATGCCCGCTCAAAATTCACAATTTTAGCTAACGCTACTGTAACTGTAGGCGATGGTTCGACTACAGGTAATATTAATGTAGGCACAATTACAGCAGGGACGTATAACGGCCTGAGTTCTAATGCAATTGTAGGTGGAGATTCTGCAGTTTCTATCATAGATCCCGCCGTGTCTCTTATATCTAATGGTTTAGAATATCTTACCATAGACAAAACTGAAGGAGTTGAGTCTCAATTTAAAGGCAACGTGTCTATCGGAACTAACGCTTCAAACTCATTTTCAATTACAGGTAAATTCGATCTAGGTGCATTTTCATAAGGAGTAAGTAATGGCTACACAGCTACAATTTAGACGAGGAACAACTGCCCAAAACAATTCTTATACAGGACTTGTGGGCGAAGTTTCTCTTGATACATCAACAACTAATATAAGAATTCATGACGGTTCGACTGCAGGTGGAGCTGAGATTGTTCCGTCAGGTACAATTGTTGGCTACGGAGCAGCTAGTGCTCCTACTGGCTGGCTTCTTTGTAATGATGCTGCTGTTTCTCGCTCAACCTATGCTCGTTTATTTGCTGTGATTGGTACTGGGTATGGAGCTGGTGATGGCTCTTCAACATTTAATGTGCCTGACTTAAGAGATAAAGTTCCTCTAGGCAAGGGAACTAATAACGATACTCTTGGTACTACTACGGGTTCTGCTGCTGCAAGTAGTGTATTAGCTTCAGCTTCTAAAACAGGTGTCACAACTGCTGCTTCAAATACTGGCACAGCAAACACAGGTACTGGTAATACAGGTACTGGTAATACAGCTACTGGTACTACTGATGATAATACAGCTACTACTGCTGCATCAAACACTGGTACTGGTACTACAGGTACAGCAAACACGGGTACCGCAAACTCTGGTACAGGAAACACAGGTACAGGTAATACAGGCGCCGAAGGTGCTGGAGATTTAACACTTACTACATACACAGTCAACCAAACCCTATCTGCAGGTACTAAAGACGTTACGCAGGTTGGTCTTGTAACAGCGGTAAACCAAGCAAACCATACTCATTCAGTTCCTGCTCTATCTATCCCTGCTCTATCTATCCCTGCTCTGTCTGTTCCAGGTTTATCTATCCCTGCATTAACTGTTCCATCTTTAACAGTAAATAACCACGGACATGATATACCTGCCTTGGGTATTCCTGCTCTGTCTGTCCCAGCTCTGTCTATTCCAGCGCTTACAGTCCCTTCTTTAACTGTAAATGCTTTTTCAGTAAATACTACACTACCAACAGAAGTAGTGAATTATATAATTAAAATTTAAGGGGACATAATGTCTGATAGTCGTGAACTAGACCAAATACAAGTTGAGATTGAGCGACTTCATGAGCGTTCTCAAAATAATAAGGCTGAAATTCAGTCACACGAAGCTGTTTGTGAAGAACGCTATCTACATATTGTTAAAATGTTTGAACGCATGGAAACACAAATGTGTAAAATGGATAAAGAGATAGAGCATATTGGTGAGTTAGCTACTACAGGTCGCGCTTCTCTCAAGACTCTTTTATGGCTAGGTGGTCTCGCAGTGACCTTAATTACTGTTTCCACAATGATTATTAATGTATTTCCTAGATGAGTGATAAATTTTTTCGTATCAAAATCCAACGTCTTTTAGACAAACTTCCCACTCCTGTACAATTTAATGAATCACAATGGGCAATGGTAGAGAATTTAGATTCTTCTCGTTTTTGTGTTCATATTGCAGCCCGTCGTACTGGTAAATCCTACGCTGCTGCTATCCTAGCCTTTGCAAAGCTTTTAGAGCCTGGACAACAAGTAATGGTTGTCGCTCCTAACTTTTCTCTATCGTCAATTATTTGGGATTATGTAGGCGACCTTATTAAGCAACTAGAGATAGAGGTTGATCGATATAACCAAAAAGATAAAGTCATAAAACTGATAAACGGTTCGATATTTAGACTGCTTTCTGCTAATAACCGTGATTCCCTTGTAGGCCGAGCTGCAAATCTACTAATTGTTGATGAGGCAGCTATTATTCCTAATGAGGAATATTATACTCGTGATTTGCGTCCTGCTCTTTCTACTTTTCAAGATTCTCGATGTTTATGGATTTCAACTCCTCGTGGTAAGGGTAATTATCTCTATGACTATTATCTACGAGGAGATAATCCTGAATATCCTGATTGGGCATCTTCTATTCACACTTGGCGCTCTAATCCTCTTCTATCTGAAAACGATGTAGAGGAGGCTAAAAAGTCAATTACTAAGGCTCTTTATTTGCAAGAGTATGAGTGCGAATGGACAACTACAGCAGCACAAATTTATTTAGACTTAGACGAAGATAAACATATCGGAGATTTTGTAGGCGAACGTTTTTCAGAAGTTATTGCAGGTCTAGACGTTGGGTATCGCGATGAGAATGTATTTGTTGTGATAGGTACTGATGGTGATAACTACTTTATTATAGATGAATTTATATCAAAAGAGTCAACTACTTCAGAACTGGCCGCAGCTATAGGAGAAAAAGTAGATGAGTGGTCTATTGATACTATTTATATTGATTCAGCAGCACAACAAGTAAAAGCTGATTTTGCTTATGATTATGATATTTATTGTGAAAATGCTATCAAATCTGTAAATGATGGTATTAATTCTGTACAAGTCTTAATCCAACAAGACAGACTTTTCTTTGATACAGAAGGTGCAAGGCACACTTTTTCTGCAATGGCAGCCTATAAATGGAATCCTAATACAGAAACTCCTAAAGCTATTCACGATTGGGCTTCTCACCCCTGTGACGCTGTTAGATACGCAATTTATACACATCAAAAAATGAGTAATATATCGATTTATGCTTAGAATTATATTATTAAATTACAAAAGACCTAACAATGTTAAAGCAATCTGTGATTCTTTATGTAAAAATTTTAAAATTACGGTAGTTAATAATAATCCATCTGAACCTTTTAGTCATGCTAAAGCTGATGTGATAAATAACACAAAAAATAAATATTGTATTGAACGCTGGGTTAAATGCTTTGATTATCCAGAAAAATATAAACTGATTTTAGATGATGACTTGTTGCCTCATCCGTTGTTAATAAAAAAAATGTATGATATGCAAGAAGATATGGTTGGTATCTATGGTAAACGTGGAGTATCTAAAGCAAAACACTATAAACAACTTAGAGATAGTTGGTGTACAGCTGCACAAGTTGACTTCTTAGTAGGATCTGTAATTATGGTAAAACAATCTTGTCTTGATAGTGTTAAGTCTGACATATTAGCAAATACTCATTTGACAAGAGGTGATGACATTCTTGTAAGTTATCTTATTAAAAAACTTAATAAACAAACTCATCTACCTACTGTTTCTGGAAATGTTCTAAATCTGGGAGAAGGTGATGTAGGTCTAAATAAAGCTCCAGATCATTTTATTAAACGTTGGGAGGTGCTTCAAGAATGTCTGAACTAAAAAGATTCCCGATCAAATATATAAGAGACTACATTAAAAAAGACTATAAACTTCGTGATGAGTGTTATATATGTGGCTCTGTTCAGAATTTAGAACTTCATCATCTTTTTTCTGTAAGTCAGTTATTCAATGAGTGGTGTACTCGTAATAAGATTAATGAAATTGATACTGTTGAAAAAATTACTTCCCTTCGTGAAAAATTTGCAGTAGACTGTAAAGAAAGTTTAGACCATCATAACTTATTCACACTATGTAAATCTCATCATCAGAGATTACATACAATCTATGGGCAACGATACTCTAATCATTTAACTCTTAAAATTAAAAATTGGTTAGATATTCAGAAGGAAAAACATGGCAGATAATGATAGACGCGGTTTCAGAGAGTGGGTAGCAGAAAAGCTTAATCCTGCACAGCCTTCTATAGCTTCTCTTGAACCTTTTGCGTCTCCCGAAACTATAGTTGATTACGAACAGGCATATAGAGAGATTGAAGTTGTTCATCGTTCTGTAGAGATGGTAATCAACGCATTAACAGAGATTCCTCTTAATGTAACGGGTGGTTCTGCAAAAAAAGTAAATAAATTAATGAATATAAAGCCTAATCCTTTTGAGGATCGTGCTAGATTATTTAGAAGGGCTTTTTTAGATTTTCATTTAGATGGTAATGCATTTTTCTACTATGATGGTGAATCTCTCTACTTACTACCTGCTAATGATGTTGAGGTAGTTCCAGATGATCGTGCTTTTGTTTCTCATTATAATTACTTAGTTCATAATCAACAAGCTAGTGATTTTTATGGCTTTGGTCGTGGAAAACAAACTTCTAAAGCTGAATCTATTCGTTTTGAACCTTATGAAATTATCCATGTTATGGCAGAAAACGAATTATCCATTTTTAGAGGCACATCTAAACTTAAACCTATTATAAATTTGATGGAACTATACTATTATATGATTAAGTTCCAACGTCAGTTCTTTAAGAATAATGCACTTCCTGGTTTTGTTTTAACTACTGATAATATTCTTTCAAAAAGAGTTAAGGAAAGACTTTTAGAATCTTGGAGAACATCTTACACTACTATTTTTGATGGGGCTAGAAATCCAGCAATTTTAGACGGTGGCTTGAAAATTGATGAGTTTTCTACTAAATCTTTTGATCAACTTGATTTTGAGAACTCTATCGAAAGAATTCAACAAGATATGGCAAAGGCTCTAGGCGTGCCTTATGTTTTGTTAAAATCAGGTAATAATGCTAATATTGATGCAAATCAAAAGCTATTTTATTTACATACTATCTTACCTATCTTAAACCAATTCTGTTCAGCCTTCTCCCACTTCTTTAATGGGGGAGTCACTATCTCTCCAGATAGGCTCAGTGTTCCTGCCCTTCAGCCTGATAATAGGACTCAAGCCGTTTACTATTCAACTCTGGTAAACACAGGAATTATCACCCCAAATGAAGCCCGTGAAGGATTAAGATTTCCAAAAATGGAAAATAATGATACCATAAGAATACCACAGAACATTACGGGTAGTGCAACTGATGCAACCCAAGGTGGAAGACCCTCTCAAGAGGAATCTAATAATTTAGAGGATACAACAAATGAATAAAACTCTCTATTTAAACAGTTCCTTCGAAACTAAAGCACTTAAAAAAGGTTCTAATACTTTAAAGATTGCTGGTTATGCTAACACTACTGCAAAAGATCGCTCTGGCGATATTGTCACTGCTGAAGCGTGGGCTAAAGGCGTTGAAAATTATCGGCGTAACCCAGTTCTTTTATATCAACATAAACATGACTGCCCTATTGGTCGTGTAGACAATATTCGAGTTGATAAAAAAGGTATTTTTGTTGAATGTGCTGTTTCTGAAGCAGCTGAAAAAACTCACGGAGTTCAAACTCTTATTAAAGATGGCGCGTTAAAAAGCTTTTCTGTAGGATTTAGAGTAAAAGACGGAAAATATAATCGTGAAGACGATTCTATGATGATTACTGATGTAGAACTACTAGAAATTTCTGTAGTTTCT